TTTTCAGTAAGTCTCTCAGCCATAATCATTCCAGCATCATCATTGTCTGCTACTAATACGACACCTGTAAAGTACCGTTTCAAAAGTTCAATCTGGCTTGATGAAACATTTGCCCCTAGGGTAGCAACCGCAGGGAAACCTACTTGATCTAATCTTATCGCATCAAAAGAAGATTCTACAACATATACTATCTTTGATGCTTTTACTCTGTGAAGATTAAATAGTATCTTGCTTTTTGGAAGTCCTGGAGTATTCTTAAACTCTTTGCCTTCAATTGTTCTTGCAACAAAACCGATAGACATTCCATCTGGAGATTGCATAGGAATAACAACTGAATCTTGTTTTTCAGAAAACCCTAAATCAAATTTTATCACAGATTCTTTTGTAAGTCTACGACCTTCAAAATATGTCATTGCTCTTGGAGAATCTAGTGCTTGCTTATTTAATCTTTTAATAAGCAATTCATCATACTGTACAAAGTCTGGCAACTGATGCAAGGCTTTATTAATAACTGCTTCAATATCTGTTTCTGTTTCTTTACTTTTTATAAATCTAACTGTTTCAAAATATGTTCTACTAGTCATATGCATAATTAATTCAATTAAACTTCTTGTTGTTTGGCATCCAAAACAAAAGAATAAACCAGACTCTTTTGAAACTTCTCCTGCTGGAGTTCTATTGTTATTATGATAGGGGCAAAAAATTATATAATCAGTTCCATACTCAGCCTCTATCTCAATTCCTGCACCAGTTAGAACTCTGTGTATTTGTTGTGTTGTATATAATTCTTTAGCCATTTTTGTCTTCAAAATCCTTGTATCTGTAATATCCCTTATCAAAATCTGCTTGTACTAAAAAGTCTCCCATAAATCCATTACGATTTTTTCTAAATGCACACTCAATGATATCACTATTGGTGCCACGACCAAGGGCTAAAACCCAGTCAGCATCATAAGCAATTTGTCTAGACCATGCTGTTTGTCCTAGAGTAGGAACAGTGCTTAAATCTTTTACATCATCAGGTGTTGCAGAAGAAATTGCCATGATAGGAACCTCTTCGCTAATAGCCATAAGTTTAAGTTCACGAGAAAGGTTCTTCATTCGTACCGTTTCGTTATCTGACTTTTGATTTGGACTCATAAGTTGCAGGTAGTCTACAATAACAAAGTCTGGCTTATACTGATCAATCTTTCCACGAATTACAGAAGGAGTAACTTCTCCTCCTTGATCATTTGAAATAATATGAAAGTGTGGTCTGCCCTGAAGTTTGCTTTCATGCCACTTCTTTAGCATGTCCATTTCAACATCACCATTAGAAAGTTTTCTGTGTGACCAAAGACCTTCACCCATAATAGTAAAAGCACGATTACGAACTTCTGTCTCTGACATTTCAAGACTGATGATTAGCGGTGTCTTGCCCTGCTTCCAAGCCTGTACAGCAAAGTAAAGAGCAAGCCATGACTTTCCAATACCTGGATAAGCAAGGAACACCCCTAGTTGTCCTGGCATAATTCCAGAAGGTAGGTAGTTATCAAATCCCGGAAGTCCAGTCTTGATACCAATATGTCCAAGTGCCTGTTGCTTTTTTAGATTTTCAAAGTATGCAATAGCAGAATCAATATCTGTAGCATCAATATCACGAATAGAGGATGTATTCTTCTTTAACTCTGAAGTCTTAGTAATAAGTTCTTCTAGTGCCTTAGATCCTTCACCCTGTTGGATTTCAGATGCAGCGTTACGGATTATATCTTTAAGGCTGTCGTTTAGATATTCTACTTGTAATTCATCTAGGTGATGCTTTGTTGCTCCTATACCCTCGGCTGGTACGAAGTCTCTAAACTTCTCTACAACCAAAGATGTTGGTGGAACTGTGCCATTTGCCTCAGAATAATTTCTGATAAAGTTCCACACATCATTATGTGTTCTTAGTAAATTATCTACATTTGCTTGTAAAAGAACATGAACCTGTTTATCGGTTAAAACAGCAGTGATTAGTTTTGCCTCTGTATTATTCACTCAACCACTCCTTCGCTCTTGCCCTGCGCTCTATTCGCTCTTTATCGTCTTGTTCTTTATCAAGTTTACCATTAAGAATTTTTTCTGCATTGTATGCAAAGAAGTTCCAAGTTGGATCCTGTGCAATACCAAAGTAATATTCAAGTAAGTCATAGCAGGCAGAAATTCCATAGGATTCAACAAGGGCATCGGATGCCCACTGCTCAACGTTTAAGTTGATATTAGACTTTTTCTCATATCTCTGCAAGTAAAGTTTGTTGTAGCGACTGAGCAAAGCCATTCGGTCTTTGCGTTCAGCCACTCTACTCTGCTACGATTTCGGCTTTTGCTTCGTTTACTTTTTCGATTACTTTGTTTTCAACAAATGCGTAGATTCGATCCATAGCCTCATTTGTTGTCTCGCCTTCACGAGTGTAATCAACAACACCAAGATCAACTCTTAGTGATTGAAAGTTACCCAGGTTAAGCGTGTATCCAAGTGTTGCAGATACTTTTGTGTTTTGTCTTTCAATAACGTTTTCTGTAATTTCTTCCACCATTGCCTCCATTAATTAATGCTCTCATTCCAAATTGGAATAAATCTTCCATCTTCAGTTCTTGTATAAACCAGTATACCATCGCCAGTTCTTCGTGTCAACTCTTGACTCGTAGGAGTCATATTGTTTGTTATTAAATTATCTTTTCTTGGTCTTCCAATATGTATACTTGCAAGTATATCACGTATCTCTTTTAGTTGCGATTCAGAGTAATACGCTCTTACTTGCCAATGACGTACCCCGTTTAGTTGAGAACCCATTGGTGGAGGAATGACTCCTCGTTTAATTAATAATGGAAAATATTTTCTGTGCCTATTGACAAGTTTAGCAGTTTCTGTTACAGTGTAAGCCTTTTGTCTATTTTTTCTAAAGTCAGCACGAAAACATGTTTCTAGTCTATCTTTTGTTATGTTATAAACAGAAACCATACCAGTTGATCTTGAACTATGATGCAATCTAACTAAATCGCCATTAAGGAACCAAATATTTTTGTTTCCAGAAATTACAGGCTGACTATTGTAGTCTTTGCTCTCAAGTTTTCTTGGTTTAAAATCCATCTACCCTCCTTGCTATCTGAAGGTGGATGAAAGAATTTTCTTGAACCACAACAGATGCAATAAGTTTCAATATGTATTTGGCTAGAATATTGTCTGTCAACAAACATTCTGCCATTGCATTTCCCACAATGCATTACCCAGTCCCCTTTAGTTTGGTATACCAATAATAATAAGGTGGACTGCTAGAGAAAGATCTCCAGATGCACCAAATCTTACAATGCCTTCTACTCTTGAAGTTGTTACACTTTTTAAAATAACATTAACGTTTTGACCTGCTGGAGTATTTCCAATATTTACCGCCGTTGCGGACGCAATTGGAGCATACTTAAAATCTGAAGGAAAATCATACGCAAATGTTTTTTCATTTCCAGCACTTACTGTAGAGTTATTTGCAACCTCTACATAGCCACCAACAACTCTTGCTTCAGATGTTTTTATGCTCTGCTTTCCAGCAGAAATAGTATCAACTGTTGTATAGTTGTAGGTTGCTGATGAAACCTGTGTAGATAAATCATTAACAGTATCAACTAATTGATAAATGTATGTTAAATCTAGAGGTTGTCCTCGTTCTGGTAGCGGTACTTTAGCCATTATCTCTCCATTATATCATTAAACAGTCTCATTGAGAAGTCTGTAAACTTTTAAAAACGGTGTTCCAGCAGCGCCATCTGATCTTTGAATTGGATATCCTGGAAGGTAAACTTCAACACTCATTCTATTTGGTTGGCTTGGTTGAACTACACCGTTTACGGTATATGTAGATGGAACTGGAATAGACAAAGAAGTTGTTGACAATCTTTCTTTATATAACCAATCACCATTATTTCCACCTCTATCCCATCTTACCCAAAAATCATACTGAGATTCTTTTCTAATAAAATAAGTACTTGCTCCATCTATTTTATTAATGCTAACTGAGTCCCATACAAGGCTAGCAATGCTTCCCGCTTTATTAAATGCAATAACTCCAGGAGTAAATGTGTAGTCTGGCTGGATTAAATATACTGGAGACCAATGAGAAGTTCTGTTTTTATCTGATGATATAACCCTATATCTTAAATCATATCCTTCAGTTATGCTACTAATTGGTGGCATGTCTGTAAGTGGTACCTTAAATTTTTTAATTGTTTCATTAGCCATTACGTTACCCCAACAGAAAATCTAAATTCGATATAATTACTTGTATTTGGTGATTTAACAATTGTTTCTGCATCTGTATTTTTTACAACCGAGTATCCAGTTAATCCATACAAAGGATTTGTTGTTGCAATATTTTCTAGTCTAAGAGCATCAAGTGCAATATAGTAGTCATCAGAAGGTACATTTGATACGATAGCACAAGCATAAATTTTAACTACAGTAACAGCATTCCAAGTAAAACCTTGTGTCTGGTACAACTCTTGTAGTTGTGTAGATGCTACATAATATCTGTTAGCAGCAAAATCATATGTTGCCCCGCTTCCATTTCCATTATCTAGTTCAATTTCAAATCTAGCAAACTCATCTGGAGTTTCTGAGTCCGTTGATGCAAAGTCAACTAATATTCTAACTGTATCTGGAACTGATGCGGAATCTCCGTCTTTGCTAATAATAGAAAATGCAAGCCTTAGTTCATCTATTGGAGAGTTTCTACTAAAATTAACATCTGCTCCAGTTAGGTGTATGTGATTAGATCCAGCCTCAATAACAAAGTGTCCAGCAGGAGCGCCAGTACTTGCATCAATAGTTAAGTCTGAGTCATCTCCTTGAATTAAAATAATATTATTTAAAAATCTTGCACGTTCATATCTTTCTGGACGTGGAGATTTATAAAAAATTGAGTTATCTGCATTTGTTTGAAATACTGGATCTGCTGTTGCAATTACGTTATCATCTAATGGGTCATCAAGAGGTTCTGTAATTGTGGGAATAGATGTTGCTGCTACTGCTGTATGGTATTGCCAGTTTTCTCCCTGTGTAAATGCAAAAACAGTTTTGCTATCATAGGCACCAGCAGATGGGTTTGATCCTGCTGAGTAAAGACCAATCTCTGTAATCTCATATCTTTCTTCTGTTGGCAATTCTGCTGTAAGGACTAGTTTTTCTGTTGCACCGTCATTTACAAATCCTCTAGATGATATGGGAACACGAAACATTTCAAAGTCTAGATTTTGCTTTTCAGAGTAATCTCCGTATGGGTCTGCGGTTTCAAGTGGTTGCGCCCCACAGCCAACGGCAATGTATGAAGCGTATGCTGGAGCCTGTCCAAGCAAATACTTACCAATTATCGATTTTCCAGTGTCAGTTATCATTTAAATGTCCGCCTCATATATTGTACCACTGATGGTAATTTCTAGTTCTATTTGTTCATCTTCCGCCATATTAACGGCTTCAACAACCAGTTCTCCAGTCTCTGGATCAATATAAACATGAGATCCATCTGGACCAGTTCCCTCTGTGGGAACTTTTTCATCAAACTTAATAGAAAAGTTTTGAAAGTATTTATCTGAGGTTGCTTGAAGACTAACTATATTATTAGGATTGTACTGTTGTTGAACTGCTGTTAGATTTTTAATTGGCTGATATAAAATTGTTTGTCCATTAACTGTATCATTACGAGCAATATTAATTAATTCTTGTCCACCAATATTTTCAAAGATAAGGTCTGACATTATCTCTATTGGAACAGAGTCATCATTAAATAGAATTGTATCTATTGGGGCAGTCAGTACTGGATTAATATTGCTGCTTGATACCGCCAAGCCAATTGTTGATGGAGTAAGCGGAGTTGCTGAGATAGAATTACTGTTTGTCATTTTACACCTCGCTCAAATATACTGTCATAGATGGACCAGACAAAGATCTATTGTATCCAATGTTATAAACTACAAACCTGTCTGATGCTTCTGCAACAAGGTCTAAGTCATCACTATTTTTATAATCAATTGTAACAATGTCTCCTAGTTGTAATGTTGGAATAGAAAATAGGTTAATACCAATTGATTTCTTAGGACGCATTACTTTGTTAATAATCCAACCCATTAATTCATTTGCATCATCTTGGCTTTGGATATAGGGTGTTTCAATTGAAAAATCATTCTTTCCATAGATCAATCTACTTAGTTTAATCTCATCATACTTTGCTTTTTCTACAAGAGGAGATGTTATTAGTGTGCTTCCCTGTAGTTCTGGATCTGATAGATTTCCTTGTTTCTTAAAGTATTCATCTACGGTTAATTGGTAAGATGTATCTTGTGTAAATGTAATACCCTGAATTCTTAGGTAGTTACCAGTTGTTTCATCAAGATTAAGAGCAGTATCAGAGGCATTAAAGATTAAGAACTCTGCTCCATATGAGTCTGCTTGGAAGCCAGAGACTGTATAGCCTTTGATTCTGTTAAATGTTGGAGATAGTTGTGCGTATAGTGCGGGGTAGGAACGATCATACTTAATATCAAAATAAGCACATTCACGCATAATAGAACCAAACTCTTCAAAATACATGTTATATTTTGGTGGTTGTTCTGAACTTATTCCCGTAAGATATGTTCCCTGAACTAAACCACTTATCGCATATTTTCTAAATGATTCATTTGCGTCAATTTCACTATCTCCAAATACATCAGAAAGGGTTTCTCCTACTACAGATACTGTATTTTGTGAATAGTTATTTGTTATGGCATATAGGTTTTCAAACATTACTCTGGAAGATCCTCTAACAAAAGGAGCAATATTGTTATAAACTGGTAGTGGATCTGGATCGTCAACAATCTTAATTAACTTGTTATTAATGTATAAATAGAATCTACGCAGAGTTCCAATATTTTGATACTCTACTGCTAAATCATACACGGTTGGCTTGTCTTCTCCAGAAAGTCTATACTGTCCAGTAAATCTACCGTCGTCAACAATGATGCTTGTTAGACCACCCCAAAGTTTAACTGGAATAGCATTATTATTTGATGCATCTTTCTTAACTTTGTAAAAAACAACGTTGTTAATGTTTACTTCTGCTTGTCCAGTTGGATCAAGTTTTAAGTAAGACTCAACATTTGTTTCTGTTAGGGCAACAATTTCAAAATAGTATCCGTTGTTTGTTTCTGGATTAAGCATGATTGCTAAACCACCAGAGCCACCACCTATGCTGACATTTTGATTTGTCTGTGCACTATTTACTTGGTAGTAAGATATGCTACCGATAGGTGTCTGTCCACGGGTTTCGTTGTTTTCAATCTTTCCAATAATTCTCATTCTTGCACCAAAACTTCTATATGCATTATCAAGTTGTTTATATTGATATGACACAAAGTTAATTGGAACCTCTGTAGTTTTAAAAGATGGACCATTCATTACAAGGGCTGAAGATTGAATAGTTCCTGTCTGTGTAGACTTAAGACTATTTACATCTGTTTCTGTCAAATAACTAGTTGACATAAAATTTTTAATAATACCATTTCTTGTGGTTTGTCTTGCAAGCGTGTTGTTTACTCCAGCGGCCCCTAGTGTTGTTGCGGGTACAGAAAGATTTTGATCTAAAGTTGTTGTAAACAAGTATTGTGTTTGC